AGCGTCATGGGTGTGATACAAAGAAACTGGATAAACTTTCGGCCAGATATTGGTCGTGCAAAATGTGGTGACGACGATATGGCCGAACACGATTCTCAATGGCACCTTAGCAAAAGCATCCCTGTATCGATTATATTTGGGTTGTTTATTCAGATGGCCGGTGCAATTTGGATGTTCTCACAGATGGACGCTGCGATCCAAAATAACGCTGAACGTATCACCCGTGTTGAGACACGGACAGACGTGATTGAGAACCGAGCGCAGGAACAGGCCGTGCAGCTAGGCCGTATTGAGACACAAATCACTGCACTGGTGGAGCGGATTGACCGCGTTGTTATTATGCTGGAGCGTCAACAATGATAGGGCGCTCTCAAATGTCCAAACAAATTACGGAGGTTCCGATGAAAAAGAAAATGATGAAGGGTGGCATGGCTAAGTCCGGCTACAAAAAAGGCGGCATGGCCAAAAAGGGCTACGCGCGCGGTGGCAAAGTGGATCAGTCAATGTGCAGCCCCCGCAAGCAAATGGCCATGGGCATGAAGAATGGCTAAGCGCGGTTTATACGACGCAATCCACGCCAAGCGTGAGCGCATTGAACGCGGTTCTGGAGAGCGCATGCGCAGCCCTGGATCCGAGGGGGCGCCAACGGATGAAGCGTTTAAAGCTGCAGCCAAAACGGCTAAGCGTAGCGGTGGCATGGTTAAAAGCGGTTACGCCCAAGGCGGCTGCGTCATGGCGGGCCGTGGCGGCAAGTTTAAAGGTAGCATGTAATGACCACATCTGGTTCAAGAGATTTTAACATCGATGTCGCTGAGATCATCGAGGAAGCGTACGAACGCTGCGGCCTCGAGGTTCGCACTGGCTATGATGCCAAGACGGCACGTCGGTCTCTGAACCTGATGTTTGCTGAATGGGCCAACCGTGGGTTGAACCTTTGGACAGTTGCTCAGGCAACGACGACCGTGACGCAAGGCACAGCGACCTATACGCTTGCTGCGGACGTCTCCGATATCCTGGACATGGTGTTGCGCCGTGACGGAACGGACTATGAGATGGAGCGGATCAGCCGCAGCGATTATCTTGATTTCCCGAACAAAACCGATCAGGGTCGCCCCTCACAGTTCTACTTCAACCGCCAGATCGAGCCTGTGATAAACCTGTGGCAAACTCCTGAGAACTCCACTGACCAGTTGGTGTATTACTATGTGCGACGTATCGAAGACGCAGATACAATGCAAAACACTACGGCAGTTCCTTATCGATTCTACCCCTGCATGGTTGCTGGTTTGGCTTACTACCTGGCGATGAAGAAGGCCCCTGATCGTGTGCAGCTGTTGAAGGCTGTGTATGAGGAGGAGTTCCAACGCGCTGCGGAGGAAGACGAGGACCGAGTTCCGTTGAAACTGCAGCCTAGCGCACGTTACTTGAGGGTCTGATGGCATTTGCTAGTGGAAATAAAGCTTGGGGTATTTCGGACCGCTCTGGTTTTCGTTATCGTTTAAGGGATATGCGGAAGGAGTGGACGGGTGCGCTTGTGGGGCCTGACGAGTTCGAGCCTAAGCACCCGCAGCTATATCCCCCGAAGGTGGGGCCTGACCCGCAGGCTTTGCGCAATCCTCGCCCTGACCCGCAGTCGGGGCATGTCTACGTGCCCGTAGGCAACAACGTATTTCCTCCTGTTAATCCGGCTGGTCCGATGGTTGGCATGGTAGGCCGAGTTACGGTGGTGATCTCATGAGTTTTACATACGCACAGCTTAAACAAGCGGTTGAGGACTATACGGAGAACTCGGAGACAACCTTCGTAAACAACATTCCGTTGTTCATTCGGGCTGCCGAGGAGCGTATCCTTAAAAACGTGCAGCTGCAGTTCTTCCGTAAAAACGCAACGGCTCAGATCTCTGGTCAATATTTGGCCTGCCCTACGGATTTCTTGGCGCCGTACTCTCTAAGCTACACCGGTAGCAACGGAGACAAGGAGTTCCTGCAGTTTAAAGATGTAAACTTCGTACAAGAGTTTAATCCGGATCCGACGGACACAGGAGCTCCTCGATACTACGCGCAGTTTGACATCGACAACTTTATTGTGGCTCCTACGCCCGACCAAACTTATACAGTTGAGCTTCACTACTTCTACAGACCCACAAGCCTGACCGCAGGGTCCGATAGCGGCACAACTTGGCTGAGTGAAAACGCGGACCTTGTACTTCTTTATGGCGCTCTTGTTGAGGCGTATATCTTCATGAAGGGCGAAGCCGACATTATGGCGTTGTACAATCAACGGTTCCAGGAGGGTCTGATGGCCCTGAAGATGTTCGGCGAAGCTAAAGAAGTAACGCAGGATTATCGCGTGGGTCAAATCATAAGGCAGAAACAGTAATGTTTACAATGAGTGTTGATATACCTGAGACACCGATTGTTACGGTGCACACGACTGAGAACCGAGGTTTTACACCCGAGGAGGTTGCAGCCCGTTGCGTTGATAAGCTTATCAGCGTTTCCGACAGCGCCCATCCTGCGATCCGCGATCAAGCGCGAGCGTATAAGAAACACATGGAGGCGGTTGTTTCCCAATATATGCGAGAAGCTATTCGCAGCGACCGTACAACTGTGTATAATGCCTTAATAGATGCAGGGCATCCTGAACTGGCCAACGCGATAAGGAGACTTTAATATGGCGATTTCACAGGCTATGTGCACAAGTTTTAAGCAGGGGCTCCTGCAGGGACAGCACGACTTCACCGCCTCCACCGGGCACACATTCAAGCTGGCGCTTTTCACAAGCTCCGCGACCCTCGGTGCGGCTACCACCGACTACTCGACCTCGAACGAAGTTTCGGGCACTGGATACACTGCAGGCGGCGGCACGTTAACCAACGTAACCCCGACTACGTCTGGCACAACGGCGTTTACGGACTTTGCAGATTTGACGTTTTCGACTGCAACCATCACTGCAAACGGTGCGTTGATCTACAACACCACAACTGGCGGCGGCAGCGGCACCACGGACTCGGTTGTCGTGTTGGCCTTCGGTGGGGACAAGACCTCGACGGCTGGCGACTTCACTATCCAGTTTCCAACAGCGGACGCATCGAACGCCATCATCCGCATTGCATGAGGTTGACGCATGACAACCCTCGTCAACCGCGCCAAGATGACAACCGCCACGACTGGCACTGGCACAATCACGCTAGGGTCGGCTGAGGCGGGCTATCAGACGTTTGCTGATGCAGGTGTAGCTGATGGTGATGTGGTTCGCTATGTTATCGAGGACGGTAACAACTGGGAAATTGGCACTGGCACATATACGTCTAGTGGCACGACCTTATCCAGAACGGTAAGCGAGAGCAGCAATAGTGGCGCAGCGATTAACCTCAGTGGCTCTGCGGTTGTTTATGTATCTGCCACTGCGGCTGACTTGGTTGCGTATCACACTCGTGACGTATTCACAGCCACAGCATCGCAAACAACCTTCACCACATCTGTTGGGTATCGCCCGAATAACTTGGACGTATATCTAAACGGCGTTCTGCTTGTTAATGGCACTGACTATACAGCGACTGATGGCTCCACTGTAGTGCTGTCGTCAGGGGCTACAGTAGGCGATACGGTTACAGTTATCATCTACTCGAATGTCAGCGTTGTGCCTCTGGCAGTGCAGTCTCGGCAGGCGTTTACGGCCACGGCATCACAGACCACGTTTACAACGTCAGGCTACACGCCGAATTATGTTGATGTGTATTTGAACGGTGTGTTGTTGCTGAATGGCACTGACTACACGGCAACAGACGGAACGGACATCGTGCTTGGCTCAGGCGCAACGGTGGGTGACAGCCTGCTTGTTATTGCCACAAACCCAACCACAGAAATTGCAGCACCTAAAGGCTTCGCCATTGCTATGGCTATCGTATTTGGAGGTTAAAAATGGCAGCGCCTAATATCGTCAATGTAACCAATATCACAGGCAAGACCGCAGTGCAGGCTGTAGGCACTAGCGCCACGGCAATCGTGACCAACTCGGCTGCAAGCGGCAAAGTGTTCAAGGTGAATGCGCTGTATGTGTCGAATGTCGATGGCACGAACGCTGCGGACGTTACGGTTGATATTTTCCGCTCAAGCACAGCCTATCGTGTGGCTAATACCATTGCGGTTCCCGCAGATAGCACATTGGATATTTTGTCTAAGCCGCTTTATCTCGAAGAAGGTGACAGCCTGCGCATTACTGGCAGCGCAACTGGCGACCTTGAGGCAATCTGCTCGTATGAGGAAATCAGCTAATGCGGCGTGGCAACGGTGGCATAATCGGCACAGTCAATGCGCCTGTTGTAAACGCCAGTAAGGGCGTGTGGTCGCTGTTTGAGCAAGAGAATGCTCAGAAGGATAACAAGTGGCTTGCGCCTACCATGGACTATCTCATTGTTGCGGGCGGCGGCGGTGGTGGTGGTGTCCACGATTTTAACCGCAGAGGCGGTGGTGCAGGCGGTGGTGCAGGCGGTTTAATTGAAAAAACTGCAATAGCCTTATCTTCTGGAACTACTTACACAGTCACAGTTGGATCGGGTGCGGCAGATCAAACATCCGAACAAACCATTGGATTTAATGGTCAAGATTCATCTTTAATTGGTGGTTCTGTCAGTGAAATTGCAATTGGCGGTGGCGGTGGTGCATCTACAGATACAGTAAATGTAAATGGTGCAAACGGTGGGTCAGGCGGCGGCGGTAGATTCTACAACCCTTCGTCAGGTGAATCCCCTAATTCTGGTGGCTCTGGCGTTGCGGGGCAAGGCAACGATGGCGCTGCGGGAGGTATTTATGACGGCACATCGGATCAAGGCACAGGTGGTGGCGGTGGCGGCGCAGGTCAGGCGGCCCCTGCTGCCCCTGCTATTGGCCCTGCTGACGGTGGCGATGGCATTCAATCGTCTATTACAGGCACAGCTACATACTATGCAGGCGGTGGTGCAGGCACACTTTACTTCGACACCTACTCACAGCTAGTCGGTCAGGGTGGGCTTGGCGGAGGTGGCGGTAATGGCCTTAATTCGCCGCAAAGAGGTATTGCAAATACAGGCGGCGGCGGTTGCGGCGGCCATGGAAATGCAAGCACTGCTGATAATGGCGTCTTAAATGTTGGCGGCGCAGGCGGCTCAGGCGTAGTTATCATCCGCACACTGGAAACAGCAGCAGCAACCACAGGCTCACCAACAGTCACGACTGACGGATCGTATAACGTATATACCTTCACAGGCAGCGGGAGTATCACGTTCTGATGGCACACTTTGCTGAAATCGGCTTGAACAACAAGGTGCTGCGAGTAATCGTGGTGCATAACAATGAATTACTTGACGACAATGGCGTGGAGCAGGAACAGCTTGGTGCTGACTTCTGCCGTGGCCTATTTGGTGGCACTTGGGTTCAGACAAGCTACAACGGAAACATCCGCAAGAACTTCGCAGGGGTAGGCTTCACATACGACAGCGAGCGTGATGCGTTTATTCCGCCCAAGCCGTATGACAGTTGGGTTCTGGACGAAGAAACCTGCCGTTGGGTTGCGCCTGTCGCAATGCCTCAAGATGGTGTAGAATACACTTGGGATGAAACCACGGTGTCGTGGAAGGAGATGACTGATGTCTAATGCTCGTAATCTAGCTGACTTTCTGCCCGCAGGCGGGAGTGTTGGCGGTGAACTTACTGCCGAAAGCTATAATGACACGTTTAACGCTGTCACCTCCACGTCCAATGCAACCACAGTTAACTGTGAGACGGGCAATGCGTTCAGCCACACGCTAAGTGAAAACACGACCTTCACGTTTAGCAATCCACCCGCAAGCGGCACAGGCTTTGGGTTTTACCTGAAGATCGTCCAAGACGCAGGCGCGAATGGCTACACTGTCACATGGCCAGCATCGGTTGACTGGGCAGGCGGCACGGCCCCTACGCTTACGGCCACGGCCTCTGCGGTTGATGTGTTTGTGTTTATCACGCACGATGGCGGCACGACTTGGTATGGGTTCACGGCAGGCTTGGATTTGCAGTAATGAGCAGGATCGTAAATAAGCTACTCAGCACCACTGGCGGCGTGGCTGTTGAGACGGACGAGTTTTTCAATCAGACCACCCTATTGCTTCACGGCGATGGGACTAACGGGTCGCAGAACAACACGTTCCTCGACAGCAGTAGCAATAACTTTACGATTACCCGCAATGGCAACACCACGCAGGGCAGCTACTCGCCTTATGGGGATAGGTGGAGCAATTACTTTGATGGGACTGGGGACAACTTCGAGGCTGCACCATCGGGGACACTTGAAATTACTTCAAGCACTGACTTTTGCTTTGAAACATGGGTTTATGCAACCGACTTAGGAGCCTCTATGGGGATTATGCAAGCGGGACGAGACAGTGGCTCGCTTGGACTTCGCATTAATCCAAATGGCACAATACAGGTAATAGTTAGCGGTGTATCTGCGGAAACTTTATCTGTTAGCTCTTTAACTGAAAATGAGTGGGTTCATATTGCAGTTTCTCGTGATAATGGAACTTTGCGCTTTTTCTTTAATGGTGTTTTAGACGTATCTGATACTGATACTATAAATTACGCCGATATTACTTCTAGTAATCCATTTGTTGTTGGCAGCAGGTATTTCAGTGGTGCAATTCAACAGGAATTTATTGGTTATTTAGCTGATTTTCGTTTTGTAATTGGCTCGCCTGTTCACACCTCCAACTTCACCCCACCCACAGAGCCGCTTACTGCGGTATCTGGCACTAGCTTGCTGACCTGCCAGTCCAATCGCTTCAAGGACAACAGCAGCAATGACTTCGCCATTACAGTCAACGGCGACACCAAGGTAACGCCCTTCTCGCCCTATGCGCCATCGGCTGCGTATGACCCTGCAACACACGGCGGTAGCGGGTATTTCGATGGGACTGGGGATTATATATCTGGAGCGGCTGACGCTTCCCTTGCTTTATCTGGCGCATTTACCCTTGAAACTTGGTTTTATCCAAATTCATTCGATCAAGTTAACTCCATTGGTGATACTATCTTTAGCACAACTACTTCTGGTGGAGTTGATTTTGGCAGAACTAGCTCAAGTCAAGGTAATGAGTGGGGGATTGCCGAGGCTGGTGTAATCTGGCAACTCACCACGACCACATTGCCCACAAATAATCAATGGAACCACATGGTTGCTTCAAGGGATGCAAGCAATAATACTGCGTTGTTTTTGAATGGCTCCCGTGTTGCTTCTGGAACAGTATCTACGAGTTTTGCGCAAAATGGCTTTTCTATTGTCTC